TCTTATCAAGAGACAGTGGGGACAGAACATGATTAAGTTCAACAACGTTCAACTCCCAGGCGGTATCACAATGAATGGACGCCAGTTATATGAGGATGGCAACATGGAAGTGTTGGCATTAGAAGAGAAGATGATGTCACATTATCAATTACCACCCCTAGATATGATCGGATGATATGCCTACCAGTCACTACTTTCCGCTGTACTACAAAAATGATGGCAGCGAGCAAAATTTATATCAAGATTTAGTAGACGAACAGATACGTCTGTTTGGTAGCGACATCTATTATATCACAAGAAAAACAATACGAGACCAGGCATTAAATCAGATTGTCTTCTCAGAGTTTAGTGAGAAGATTGTTATCGAAGCTATGCTACAGAATGTAGAAGGTTTTGGAAATCAATCTGAGTTCATCAGCAAGTTTGGTTTAAGAGTTACAGACGAGATTACATTTACGATGTCAGTTCGTAGGTGGGAGCAGGAATCCACACGCCTGAATAATCTAGAGGTGGAATCTAGACCTAATGAAGGCGACTTAATCTTTTTCCCATTGACGGGAGACTTATATGAGATTAAGTTTGTCGAGAGAGAAGCACCATTCTATCAGTTAGGCAAACTATATTTCTTCACTATGACCTGCGAAATCTACGAGGTTGGTAGTGAAGACATTGATACTGGTATTCCTGAGATAGACGACATTGAAGCAGACAACGATTATGCCACTAGTTTTGTTCTTGCTGATGGAGGCACTGGTAATTATTATATTGGTGATAAAGTTGAATTCTATACTGACCTAGTTATTGGTAATTTAGCAAATCCAACTGGTATCAAGGGCGAAGTATCTGACTGGGATGCTCCAAGCAGAAGACTCGAACTTATTAATGTTACTGGTGATTGGGATCAAAATTATTATGTTGGTAGAGAATCTGGTGCAGATACAAATGTAAATACAACGGATGGTATATATCAGTTAGGAACTCAGGCAGAATTTACTGATATAGATGACGCAAATACTGACTTTGATGATAATAAATACATTGAAGAAGCTGCGGATGATATTCTGTTATGGACGGAAAGTAATCCATTTGGCGAAGTCGGTAATCAAAATGGTAACTTCTAATGTTTGGAACTGAATACTACAATAGAGCAATAGACAATACCGTAAAAGGTTTTGGTACGCTCTTTAACAATATAAAAATTGTTAGGAAAGATCCTACTACAGGAGAAGTTCTGCAGAAGCAGCGTGTGCCTTTGGCATATGGTCCTAGAGCAAAGTTTGAAACTAGATTAGAACAGAACCCAGAACTACAAAAGAAGGCAATCACTTTGCCATTCATGTATTTTGAGATGATTGGTTTGTCTAGAGATTCTTCTAAGCAACTACCACCTATCACAAAAATCCTAGCACCACAAACAGATGAGTCTGGAAACAACATTGGTATATCTGAGCAGTATGTTCCCGTAGCATATGACTTTGATTTTGAAGTAGGATTTATGGTGAAAGATACCTACGAAGGTAATCAAATACTAGAACAGATTCTACCATTCTTCCAACCATACTATAACATCACTATCAACTTCATTCCTGATATGAATGAATATAAGGATGTCAAAGTAAATTTAAGTAGTGTTGATTATGAAGATGACTGGTTGGATGACTTTAGTGACAGAAGAAAGATTACATACACACTTAGATTTGTAGTCAAATCATACATCTACGGACCTTACACCAAGGCAGATACAATCAAGAAAGCAACAATCTTCGAGACTGCTGGTGGTCTTGGCACTCCAAGAAGAGCAGTCAAGCGTGTTACTGAGGTTGATCCACTCAAAGATTATGATGGTGATGGTGATATCGATACCGCAGATAGAGACCTAGTATCCCCAGCAGATACTTTCAATGATGACTATGGTTTCAGTTTGGATATATTTGAAGGAGATGATGCACAGTCATGAACGAATTTGAAAAGAGTATGGAAGAGACCTTTGACATTGAAGTGGCAAAGGAAGAACCTATTGAAAAATTTAAGCAAGCAAAGAAACGAGCAGAGGACAACCACCAGGACAAGGACTACGAATATGTTCGTGGTTCTCTCTATGACCTCATTGAGAAGGGTCAGGAAGCAGTCAATGGTGCTCTAGAGATAGCACAGGAGTCAGGTCATCCTAGGGCGTATGAGGTGGCAGGCAACCTCATCAAGCAGACCACAGAGATGGCTGAGAAACTGACTGACTTGCATAAGAAGATGAAGGATTTGGATGAAGATAAATCTGGTCCTAAGACAGTCACAAATAATAACTCGATGTTTATTGGCAGCACTTCTGATTTACAAAAAATGCTTAAGTCAATGGGTGTAAAGAATAAATAAAAATAAAAAATGTCTTACATCAGACACGACGAAAATAATGACCCCGTTGTACCACAACCATCATCAACATCAGTAACCATTTATAGTGGCACTGAGGGATGGACTGATATTACATATGAAGATTGGAATGCTGATTATATTGCCAGAAATGTTGACAATAGTGTGAGAACTCCTGGTGTGTATCAGGCAAGAAATGCTGATAATACACCAAGAACTCCAGCAGCATATCAAAGACACGACAAAGATAACAATCCGGTATTAATCTAATGGCACAATGGAATAAAGATACGCAAGACTATAGGGCACAGGACACTACCAACTTTGAAGTAGTGATGCTGGCAGACCAGAATGGCAATCCATTGAATAGTTATGGTTCTGCCGCTAACATTCCTATTGCTGCTGGAGATTTAGCAGGATATTCTCACATCAATAAGTTTGGATATAGAGATGCGCTTGATTCTACCTACCAAGCTATCTGGGACGGAACTACAGCATATCCATATATTGGAACTGCTGGACCAGCAACAGCAACTTCAGGAAGCACGAATGATGCTGGCGCTGTAATCTCTGTGTTTGGTTTAGATGAAAATTATAATGATGTTTCAGAAGACATTACTATTGGAACACCTGGAGGAGTAAATTTTATTCGTATCTTTAGAGCATTTGTAAAAACACCAGCGGCAGGGCAATCAACAAATGATGGACTGATTACTGTTACAGTTGATGGTTCTGCTAGGGCATTTATTTTAGCGGGAGCAGGTCAAACACTGATGGCAGTATATACAATCCCTGCTGGTAAGACTGGATATCTTTTGAAACTACAAGGTTCAATTGATAAGCAAAATGCTGATGCTATTTTTAGATTGATGACAAGACCTTTTGGTGGAGCATTCAATGTCAAGGGTCAGTTTGGAACTGCTGCTGGTAACTACATTACATATGATTATCCAGTTCCATTAAAATTTACAGAAAAAACAGACATTGAAATTCAATCAAGTTCTGGTGGAGCATTAGGTGCTGGAGCTGTATTCGATTTAATCCTAGTAGATAACGAGGTATAAATATGAAGTCGTTTAAGCAATTCAGGAATGAGCTCAACGAATCAGCCTGGACCAGAAAAGAAGGACAAAATAAGTCCGGAGGACTTAACGAAAAAGGACGAAAGTCTTATGAGAAGGAAAATCCAGGATCAGACCTTAAAGCACCAAGCAAGAAGGTTGGAAATCCCAGGAGGGCATCCTTCTGCGCTAGAATGAAAGGAATGAAGAAGAAACTTACTAGCAAGAAGACTGCAAACGATAAGGATTCTCGTATTAATAAATCTTTAAGAGCGTGGAACTGCTGACTATATAACATAGTAATTATATTTACTATGAAATATTTACTAGGACTAATCGCTTCATTTTTTATTGCATTCCCTGCTTGGGCTGTTGACGTTCAAATGGGTGCCAATGGCAATCTCGTTTTTGAACCTGCTGAAGTTTCTATTGCTGCTGGGGAGTCAGTTCATTTTATTAATAATATGCTTCCTCCTCATAATGTAATTGTAGAGGATCATCCCGAACTGTCACACGAAGGTCTCGCTATGTTACCAGGTGAAGACTTTACTATTGACTTTCCAGAAGCGGGAGACTATACTTACTGGTGTGCTCCCCACAAAGGTGCGGGCATGATCGGTACAATTCACGTTTCCTGATGAACCACGCAGACCATTCAACCTTTGAACACATTATTCACATGTTACTCTGTTGTCTTGCTGGTCTAGGTATCGGCACCCTAGCAGTCTGGGGATACAATAAAATTAAAGAAAATAAGAATCACAATCCGTGATTAACATTTATTTTATAATTGATTAACAATACTTAAGTAAGTATTGTAACATATTGATACAATTTGAACTAAATACTTTATTATGGAGAATTGCCATGCCGGACAAGGAACTATCGGACCTTTCTATTGAGAGGAAAGAGTGTAAAAAATGTGGTGCTGTTTGGATAAACGGACAGCACTACTGGTCCGGTACAGGGAAAAAAGGCAATGAGTTGGATCTTGCTGGTTTAGTATGTAATAAACTTGGTGATGACACTTGTATTAATCCTTGCGTAGGTAAAGATGGAGGTGACACTTGGGAAGATCGTCTAAATATCTTGGAGAGATATAAAGAAGATCTGAATAATTATAATGAGCGGTAGTAAAGAATTATACCTTGGTAATCCCAATCTAAAAAAAGTTGGGGTTGATATTGAATTTACTAAAGAACAAATTAGTGAATACTTAAAGTGTAAAGCAGATCCAATCTACTTTACCAAAAATTATATGAAAATTATTTCTCTTGATGAGGGTATTATCCCATTTAAGATGTGGGACTTTCAAGAGAAATTAATTAAAGATTTCCACGAAAATAGATTTAATATTGCCAAGCTTCCTAGACAGACTGGTAAATCTACCACAGTGGTTTCTTATCTTTTATACTATGCTATTTTTAACGATAACGTTAATATTGGTATCCTAGCAAACAAGGCATCTACTGCGAGAGACCTATTGGGTCGCCTTCAGTTAGGATATGAAAACTTACCTAAGTGGATGCAGCAGGGTGTTGTTGCGTGGAACAAAGGTAGTATGGAACTTGAGAATGGTTCCAAGATTCTTGCTGCTTCCACATCAGCATCTGCCGTCCGAGGGATGTCATTCAACATTCTATTCTTGGACGAATTTGCTTTCGTTCCAAATCATATTGCAGAAGAGTTCTTCTCTTCTGTGTATCCTACGATTACCTCAGGTAAATCAACGAAGGTTATCATTATTTCAACGCCTTATGGTATGAACCACTTCTATAAGATGTGGCAGAACTCCGTTCAAGGTAAGAGTGATTACGTTCATAATGAAGTGCATTGGTCTCAGGTTCCTGGTAGAGATGCTGATTGGAAAGCACAAACTATTGCGAACACATCCGAGCGTCAGTTCACACAAGAATTTGAATGTAATTTCCTAGGTTCGGTTGATACGCTAATCTCAGCGGCTAAACTTCAGGCACTTACATTTACAGAACCAATCAAAAGTAACGCAGGACTTGATGTATATGAAAAAGCACAGAAGGGTCACGAATACATTATCACAGTTGATGTCGCAAGAGGCATTGGTGGAGACTACTCCGCTTTTATTGTATATGATATCACTACGATGCCATATCGTATCGTAGCAAAATATAGAAACAACACAATTAAACCTGTATTATTTCCAAGTGTTATATTCCAGGTTGCTAAAGAATACAACATGCCGTATATCTTGGTAGAAGTAAATGATATTGGCGATAGTATTGCTGCTACTCTCAACTACGATCTTGAATATCCTAATGTTCTTATGTGTGCTATGCGCGGTAGGGCAGGTCAAATCGTGGGACAAGGATTCTCAGGAAACAAAACACAACTAGGTGTCAAGATGAGTATCACTGTAAAGAAACAGGGATGCGCTAATCTTAAAGCAATTGTTGAAGAAGATAAATTACTCTTTGAAGATTATGATATTTTATCTGAACTCACTACATTCATACAAAAGAAACAATCATTTGAAGCAGACGAAGGTTATCATGATGACCTAGTTATGTGTATGGTTCTGTTTGCCTGGTTGGTAATGCAGGACTATTTTAAAGAGATGACCGACCAAGATGTTCGCCGTAGAATCTACGAGGAACAGCGTAATCAAATCGAACAAGACATGTCTCCATTTGGATTTATTGATGATGGATTGGGTGACGATACCTTTATGGATGCGGATGGAGACCTTTGGGCCTATGGAGATACACAGGAAGAAGTTAGCTACATGTGGAACTATTGATTTTAATAAATAATTCTAGATAAATTGGATGTCACGGAGAGTATCACATGGCTAGTCAAGTCTCGCCTGGAGTAGTTATCAGAGAGAGGGACCTTACAAATACCACTATTGTAGGATCTCAGGCTTTGAGAGCAGCATTTGCTGGTGCATTCCAGAAGGGTCCCGTCGAGACCCCTACAGCAATTAATAACCAGAAAGAACTTGTCGATACTTTTGGTGGTCCTGTTGATGCAAACGCAGAAGATTGGTTCGTTGCATCAGAGTTCCTATCCTATGGTGGTCGCCTAGTTGTATCTAGAGCAATTGATGCTGGTGCTGTTATTGCTACATCTGGCACTGATGTTACTGCTGCTAACGAAGGTTCATGGGGTAATGACCTCCAACTAGTAGCGGTTGACAGAGGATACGATCAAATTGTAACCTTTGCTTCCGCTCCAAGTAATGTATCCGATGGTGCTACTCTAACATTCAGCAGTGGAAAAACTGGAAAACTCTATGGCTGGAACGCAGGAACTCTATCCGGTAGTGTCCTGAATGTGAGTGGTGGATTAATCACCACTTCAGATACTTTAGACAGTCCAGATTCCGGTGTTGCATCAGCAGCTTCTTCTGATGTAAGCACAGTTATTGACGCTTCCAGAGATCCAGGTTCTTTTGTAGTAACTCTTGCCGGTGGAGCAGAAGTAACTATCGTAATTGCGGATGCTGGTGCTGGTGTTGCTGAAGATGTTAGTACACAATCCGGTGGAACTGATGGAGCAAGAAGTTCAGGATCATATGCATTTAATGCAATTGGTGGTAGTGCTTCTGGAGTAAATGCAAGTATCACTTTTGATATTGATGGTTCAGGAACCGTTCAAAATTTTGTTCTAGTTGATGGTGGTACTGGTTTTGTTGCTGGAGAAACAATCACTGTTACTCCTACTCTTGCCGATGCAACAGCTCAAACAATTGATGGAACTACAGATCTAGTTTTTGTAGTTGACGCAATTGAGGGACCTTCCGGTGCAGTTACTGCATCCCTAACTGGTGCTGGTGGCACTGGTTACACAGTGGATGAAGTTGTAGAGGTTACTGCTGCAGCTGGCGGATGGGGACAAGGTGCAAGTGTGTTTGTAAAAATCGATAGTGTTGTTGATGACACTATTGCAGTATCCGAGATTAAAGATTGGTATAGAAATACAACTATTCCTGTCGGAACATTTACTCTAAGACTAAACCAGATTGGACCTCGCCCTGGTACATCTCAGCAAGCAGCAGATTTGGGAATTGGAAGAGATGAATTCCACATTGCTGTTGTTTCCAAATCAACTGGTACTGTCCTAGAAACATTCCAGTATCTCTCCAAGTTACAAGGTGGTAAGGGATCATCGGGAGCAAACACATATTTTAGAACTCTAGTTAACGAGCAATCTGTAAATGTTGTTCTTGCTGCTGATGCATTTAGTATTGTGCCAGGTTCTGGTATTGACTGGGTTGCCCCAGCAACAGATTCCGTTGAGGAAGTTTCTGCTGCTCCTGGTGAACTTGGTTTACTAGGAACTGCTTCATTCGAGCTCTCTGGTGGAGACGATGCTGGTTATGCTTATGCTAATGATGCACTAGAAG